GTGTAAGAACATCATCAAGTGTCTGTGTCTCTGTATAAGATGTTAAATATCCTGCAAGAGCATGGTTACCCCAACCATGTGCTGAATCCCAATTAGTAATTTTAGCTGTAGTAACACCAGCAGCATCACCAAGTGATGTTAAGTATCCTGCTGATGCATGATTGCCCCATCCAAATGCAGTGTCGTAGTCAGAAAGATCTGGTGGAGTGAAAGTAAATTGTCCGTTACCTGAATTATATGCTAGTGCGGCAGTACCTGCAGCTGCTGTTGTAACACTAGGTAAAGGAGGGACAGAAGGTTTGTTTAAAATAACTGCAACACCACCACTAGCATCCCAATCAGAATTTACTTGTGCTGCAGGGATGGTAGGTTTATTTGACAGACTACCATAATCTCCATCAAAAGGAGTAATCCAAGCAATAGAAGAACCAGTTGTACTCAGAACTTGACCAGAAGTTCCTGCACTACCTGCTGCTTGAATAGGTTTACCAGCAGGAATATTAAGACCTTCCTTGAGATCTATGGGTGCATTATCACCATAATTGGCGATTTCATTTGCAAGAATTTTTGACATACTTCCAGTCCTGAAGACAGTTACACTAAGCTAGAAGTATTTATCTAATTATCTAAAAGGAGGACCGCCATACCACCCAACCAATGACTTTCTAGTGCCAGAGTTAATCCGTCTAACTCTATGCATACAGTCTGAAGGAAATATAATGGCATCCCCACAATTCATTTTAAAACTAAACATTTTTCTACCAACATACAGTTCAAACTCTCCTCCTTCATACTCTTCTTTGGGAGAGAGACACATGCTGATACTTAATTTTCTTATATGATTTGGTGGTTGCTTATAAAATGTTGGAGAAATGTCAGTGTGCCAATGGTAATGTGATTCATTTGTATTGTATACACATAGGTGAATAAAATCCGCCCAGTTATGAAGATCAAAATGAAACAATTCAGTATTGGCACAATTGACAAAATGAGCGAGCACACCAGAGACCCAATGATCCGAAGGGATCCCTTGGGTCAGGCAGTTCCTAATAGTTTTATTACTTTCTCCTGAATCTTTACCCGATTCAGTAACCCTAGCTTCTTCTAGTTTTAGTTTAGATAATTGATTGACAATAACCTCACTAACAGAACTATCAACTGCTGTAGGTAAGTAATAATAATTAAGAACTTTGCTCATAGGTATCAATCCTCTTCTTTAGAAGTTTTATAATCTCCAAAAGAGATAACATCATCACTAAAACTATTACCAATAGTGATATTACCTAGACTACTAAAGTCATATGCAGGTAAATTATCATCCATAACGTCTAGATCTTTCCCAATCTTAGTATTAGTTGGATAAGTTCCTCCACTCATTTCAGGATCTGTGAGATTGAATGTAATATTATCATTCAAATTATCATAGAACTGATTAGTTTGATCTGAAAAACGAATAGTGTTAGAAACTTTCTTTCTCAAATCACGAACTGAATTGTAGTTTTCAAAGAGTTCGTTTAGGTATGCATCTTCGCCCTCTGCAAGAGCGTTGATCAATGCCTGTCGGATAGCTTCTTCTGCTTTTTCCAAATGTGATGTAACGCTCATAGTAACCTCTATGTAAATTTACGATAGGCACCCACTTCAGGGTCTGGGTCTAACCACTTAGTGTACTCAAAATCCTCTAAAGCATAGTCCAGTTGGACTGAGTTATCGAGGAGGTACATATCAGAATAACGCTTAGTCCAGTCGTTGTACTTCTGGATGCGATAGTCTGGCATACCATTGATCTCTAGTGTACCGCACTTAACGTAACGATATGGATAGCGATCAAGGATGACTTCGGGTTTCATAGGATGAAAGTGGTGATTGCTGCGTATGCAATTAGTATAGCACACAATCGGGAAAGGACAACATAGTATTTCTTGATTGGTGTACCGAAATACTGCTGTCCAATCATGAGACACTTGTGTGCTGGTGAGATCAGGTAACCAGAATACTCAGTGCAGAGAAACCACACGAGATACTGAGGACCAAAGATCGATACTAGCACAGAAGTCATACCAGCATACTTGCCAGATGAACCCATGATGTAAGCAGCAACCATAGCTACCAAAGAAGCAGGAATAAGCATCTCAGGTGTTGCTGCCTTAAGATATTCCATGACAGGTCCTTTGACCAGTCCAACCACACCACCAAGAGCAAGGACAACAGTTGCAATAATAGCAAACTTACCGTCCAACCATCTACCCCACTTCCAATCCTTGTATACAATCGAATAATAGATTGCCATTCCAAGGAACCAAGGGAAGAAGAAGATTGCTCCTGCCTTACCTGTATTTAACAGAAGAATAACAGTAGCAATCAGTGGTGCCCAACCAGTAATAGCACGACGCCAGTTAAAGTCTCGTACATATTCTAGGTTAGGAACAATAGACCTAGCAGGAACCTTAGTGAAGATATACCACCAAGTATATCCCAAGGTGATAGCAAGAGGGACAATAGTATATCCTAGGAATGTTCCATAAGATACACCCATCACTGCCATAGGCAGGACAACTGTCTTCTCTAGTGGAGACCACCAATAGTAATGGTGGACTGATAGGTAATCAATCACACCAAAAGCAGAACGCCTCTCCTTATCAGGTGGTGCGATAGCATCTAAGAGTGGTGCAGATAATGCAACACGACCAGGAATAGGTAAGATACCCCCTAGTAGTGAAGTGATAATAACAAGGATGCGATGATCCTTAACGTATTTCTTTGCTAAAGAATATACATCTTCCAAAGCTCTATGCTCTCGGATGAATCCACCCAAGATCATGATACCAAAGATGTACCCCATGTAGAGTTCATTCTTAGCAATAGATTCTAATGTTTTAGCTAGCATCGTCGTGATTTGTCATCATTTTTTCCCAATCAGAATCAATAACTTTATCTGATAGTTCTTTATATTCATCAGCAGGGACTGCCATAACAGCACGTCCATCTGGTTGCCTGATTAAAAATTGTTCTCCTGCTTCAATGCGATCCATGTATCCATCAAAGTCTTTTTCAAATTCTTCTACCGTAAGTTCAATCATAATTGACAGCAGATTTTTTCCTCTTGCATGTGTTTAATAGAATCTTGACAACCACCTAGGTGAATATCATCAAGAGTCACTTGTGGGAACGTTGCCCCTTCTCCAAATTTAGCATAGAATTCTTCTTTTGTAAAGTCACGATCAAGTTCATATGATACGTGTTGGAGTTCTTCAATCTCCATCACTTTCTTCATCTTTACACAATATGGACAACCAGATTTTGAATAGATTACAATCATTCTTTTAGATTTTTAAAGTCTTCTTCAAAGATTGCCAGACCAGCGTCTGTCAAAACATGATTATACATCTTGTCAAATACTTTAGTAGGTAGTGTAGCTACACTCGCTCCATAAGCAAAGCATCTAGAAACGTGATGAACATCACGCAAAGATGCTGCTAGAATTTTAGTTTCAACTCCCTGAACATTATACAGTCCAGAGATACCACGTACAAGTTCAACACCACTGAAGGAATTGTCATTAAGACGACCTACAAATGGTGAAATATATGTAGCACCTGCTAATGCTGCCATAGTTGCTTGTGCAACAGAGAAACAAAGAGTTACGTTAGTTTGAATTCCTTCATCAGATAGTTCTTTACAAGCAATAAGACCCTCTCTAGTAAGAGGTAGTTTGATTGTAACTTCTTCACCAATCTGAATATACTGTTGAGCATTCTCAACCATTTCATCAGCAGTATCTCCATTGACTTCTGCAGAGATACTTACAAAAGAAAAGTCTTTTGACAGAGTAGTAATAAAATCAAGATAAGAAACACCTGACTTACGAACAAGTGTAGGATTGGTAGTAATACCAGCAACTAAACCAGTTTCATAACGATCTTTAATCTCTTGATAATCAGCAGTGTCTAGAAAAATTTGCATAATAAATTAATTGGTAAGTTATATAGTGACCGTAGGAAGAGCTTCTTTATAAAGGAATTTCTCTTCAAGATTATAGAATAGCTTATAGTTTTCTGTCAACACGTAGTACCCTTTTATCTCACTACCATCACAATGGTAACCATACCCTTTGAGAGGTTCATTTACTCCATCAATTCTGAAGCATTTACCACCTTTTTCTAGGTAGTTATGAAATTTCTCGTCTAGGTTGATCATCGTTCCTCGTAGTTTAATTTTCGGACTTTGCGTTTGCGTCTGTCCTCTTGGTATTTTAGGTCATGTTGTGTCAGAATTCCCTTATATTTAATACTTTCTTTATGTTTTGTTAGAACTACTTGATCCAAATCGAGTGCTCCAACGTGATCATCCACAACTCGCATCTGATTGGGACAACCACAGAACTGAACCTTACTAGTGCTTTCCAGTTCTGCGTTACATAATTTACATCTTGCTGTTAACATTGTTCTTGTGTGTGTAAGTGTCGGTAAGAGGACTTGAACCTCCACGTCTATGACAACAGTACCTAAAACTGCCGCGTCTACCAATTCCGCCATACCGACTGGCGACTCAGGTTGGGGTCGAACCAACGACCGACTGCTTAGAAGGCAGTTGCTCTGTCCACTGAGCTACTGAGTCATTGTATAATGATGTCGCATGAAAAAGTTTTTCTCAACGTATCACTTTTGTGTTTAGAAACTCCATGAAGAACATTAGAAGGAAAAAATAGTATATCTCCTGCACTAATTTGTGGAGTCCATAGATCTGTAAAACCTAATGTTTGTCTCAGTCTAAATGAGACATCCGAACTGTACCTATCCCTAAAATAAAACTCTGAAAAATTTGTTCCGTGATTTAAAAAGAATACACATGATATATCTGAAGGGACGTGATCATGTATCTCTTGATAAGAACCTTTTTCATAGCTATTTAACCAAGCTTCATCAATCACACAATTGAATTTTCGTTGAAGAGAGTTTGCAAATTTACTGATGCTTGGTTTTAGTAATTCAAAATACTTATCTGTATCTAATCTTTTTGTAGATACATCACATTTAGCAGACCATGCATAATCGTTGACACCAACTACAACTTCTTTATTCAACTCTTCTGTTAATTCTTTTTTGTTAACTGCTTGGAATTGAGCAAAGAAGTTGTAATTAAATATCGAGTATATCACGATTGCCAGTGGTAATGATAGAAGTTTCCTTTATGGTGACACATAGGGTCTTGAGAAGAGACTCTATATGGTAGCATAGATTGTCCTTTAAAGTCAGTCCTGTCACCAATAATATTATATGCTTCAAGCATTTTATCTTTATTCTTTAGTTTGGAGATGACATGTTGTTTTGCTGCTGGACGACGGTAAAAGAAACCTTCATATTGTCCAGGAGCATACACTACATCAGCAACAGTATTGGGATATTTGGGAGAGTTAACTCTGTTCAAAATAGAAACAGCTACACAAAACTCATCCATTGTATTAGGTGCTGCCTCAACCTGTACTGCTCGTGCAAGATGGTCATAGTCAGCAGGCGTCAACGCCAGAATCGTTTCCAAAATCAAAATAGTCTTTCCTGTAGTAACGTCCGAGGATGTTTGAATTATAGTAGGCAGGGGTGCCATCTGTCAAGGCTTCTGTCAGAACTCCTCTTGTGAAGAGTTGTTTAGTTTCTTCATAATTGACTCTACCTGCGGTTGTGTGGAGGGAGAGTATTTCTCTTCTGAAATTCTCTTTGCCCAACTCTCTAATGTCTCGTTTAAGGTCTTCAGAGCTTCCGTAATATCCTCTCCAGTTTGACTCGCTGGTAACTCTACGCTTTCCGCCTTTAGGCTTCCTCTTCTGCCAAAAATATTTTCTCCCAATGTACTGTCGTTGGTTTGTGAGATTGGTAATTTTATAAACAAAACCGTAGTTGTCCCCAATAAGGCTCCCATCAAAAGGGGACTCCAAATATCTCCAAGGGTTTGGGTAACTTTCTTCCACACTTTCATAATGTCATCTCCAGTATTTATGGTTCGTCAAATAATACTTCATTGATATATTGGTCTGCCCAACGAGTACCAAAATAAGCTTCTAAAATCTTCCTAGTTTTATCATTCTTTCTCTGATTAGTACAGTAATCTGACTGTGCTAACCATCTCTGTTCTGCTCCACGACTATCCATAGTAGCTTTCCAAACAGCACCAACATATACATCTAGATATTCGTTAACTACATTACAAAATACATCAATATCTTCTTCATCATCCAATCTTGCAAACTTACAGTATGGTGAGAAAATATTACCCCATGCAGGGATCTCTCTATTATGTTTAAAACTATAGTATCTACTAATATCTTCAATATCTTCATAGATTGGATGACA